ACGTAGTGGGTTTCCGGATTGTACCCCTCGAATGCTCTATGGCTCTTGCCCGCATATGAGGGCCCAGTAATCCATACACCTTCTGTCATCTCCGTCCTGTATCGATGCCGCAACGCGATTTCTTCGATCTTACTCAACGTACGCCCGTACATGTGATACATATGAGGGTCTTCGCATGCGATCCGGTCTACCGTCAGTTCGCCCCTCATGATCTTGTCCTTAGTCTCGTCTAGCTCACCCCTGCAACCCTGCGCAGGTTCATCACCGAGCTTAGTCAGGGTGTTCTCTTTGCTACAGTACGCATCATTTTCCTGGAATTTTCCACGCATTGCGTCCACCCGGCAATGAATCGGCCCAAACATGTTGCCGATCGCGTTCTTGACCCGGTTGGTTATCCCGCGTGGATTCCAAAAGTACACCCATGCCTGATGGTGCTCCTTGCCCGTAGTCGGACACGTCTCCAGTCCGTAGGCAACGAACCGCACCTGTCCTTTATCCAGCAATGCCTGGTAGTCGCAGTCAATATTCCACTGCGTAACCACGAATGCTCTCGTCTTATCGCCTTTTTTTAGTACACGTGGATGTCCCATCATCAGAAAAATGGCAGTATATATATAGTGCATAAATTATATTGAAATCATGCCCTATGCCAGACGTCCCCGCTACTCTCGCCGTCGCCGTACAGTCCGACGCAAGTCCCGTCGCGGTGTCAAGTCTATCCCTCGACGCACCCGTTACCGTAAGTCCGCCGCGGCTCAGTCCCGCCAGATCGCAACGACGGCTCGCTCTGTCATGCGCCTGCGAAAGCGCGTTCTTGAAGATGCGACTGCTATTTCGCGCTGGCAGATCAACCTCTCGAACATCGCGCTCGACGCAGATGCCGGCTACGGCTTAAGCACGAATAAGAACATCTTCTGCTTTCCTCTCACTTCGTGCACTTCTCTGCCTGCTAATGCTGCTCAGTCATCATTTGATCCAGCACCTTCTACCCGGTACCCCACATGGGCCCAGGTTCAGCCGGCTATAGGCGATACCGGAACCAACACGTCTAACAAGACTGCTCCTGCGTTCATACGTCTTTATAACCAGAAAACACGCATTTGTTTACACCAGAACAATATGAATCGCGTTTGTCGCTACGACCTCTTTGTTGTACGTCTTGCTCGTGACAATGAAACCCAGTCCGACCACAACATGCAACAGACCCAGAATGAAATCGACGGAGTAACATTCGCGGGTTGTCCTAGTGACGCTAATAGGTTTATGCGTTCACAAGACTTCTATAGTGCCCAAGGCTGGTATGGCCCGAACCCCGCCGGAGGCCAAAATGACGGCCAAACAGTCATTAATGGCTATGACCTTGTTAGAATGAACAACCAACGCTACAAGGTCGAACACCACCGCCAATTCGTCCTCGGCCGTACAGTCAATCCCTCTGCTACGCCCCTCAGTGTTGCTCTAGATGCTTCTACCACTGGCGCTGCGTCTACCGTGCAGGCCCGTGATTACTATGAGACTTCGTTCACCACAAATTATGGTGGCGCTAAAGTCATGCCTTTTGATACCGATGGTGTGCAAGCTAATGCCGCTAACATCACCATCAACGACATTAAATACGCGGACATCGACAAGCGACTCAAGCGTTGGGTCCTCCTGTTTCCTAGTCGTGTTAATACCCAAGGCGCCGACGGCCAAGGCGTCCCTGTCATCTCTCTAGTGTCTGACATTACCTGTAGAGTACCTGTATAAAACACAATTTTTATTCTGAATTTAGTTTTTTCTTCGAGCGAAGCGAGTCCCTCCACGGTAATCATGCTTTGAACATTTCTAATCGTAGGATATTTCTATTAAACGGGGGTCCGGGGTCTCCCCGGGTAAGAGATCTCAACTGATCTCACAAGCTTTACGTTTTTGGCTCAGAGGTCTAATATTACCCTCTGAGTACTTCTGTTCCAATTCGATTATCTCGAACCTTCTTTCGAATTGGGCCCACGGCTCGTCCTCCCCGAGCCCAGAATAGACCTCCCTCGGTCTCTTGACAGATGTTATGATGAGCTTCTTCGCCAGGAAGGGAACCGGAGCTCTACATCTCTGCTTGACTGTTTTTGGCCATTTGTCGACCAAATCAAACAGCTCTGATAGCCGTATCTGGCCCCGGAATTCGTTGATGATCACGACTTCTTGGCCTACGTACCCGTCCCACCATTCGTCATCAAGGCACTTGACGTAGTGGGTTTCCGGATTGTACCCCTCGAATGCTCTATGGCTCTTGCCCGCATATGAGGGCCCAGTAATCCATACACCTTCTGTCATCTCCGTCCTGTATCGATG